ATTCCTATTATCTCAACCTCATAGATTGCAATTTTATAGAGATGCTTACCAACACACACTAGCTTGCAGTAAGAGGTTTACGAGTTTTCTTGAATGGTATGGTTTTAAACCAAATAAAACATCAAAACATAAAACATTACCGAACAGACTGCTTTCTTCTCCTGAATGGGTAATTGCCAATTTCTTGTCTGGTTTATTTGATGCGGATGGTCATGCAAGGGAAAGAAAAGGTATGGTTGGCTATACGTCTTCATCTAAAAAGCTCATTAAGCAAATTCAATTTGTATTGTTGAATTTTGGAATCATGTCTAGGGTAACTTATAGTAGAGTTAAGCCTACAAAAAAAGTTAAGGTTGAATCTGACGTATGGCAGATAAGCTTGTCGCCAAAAGATTCAGCCATTTTTTATAAAAAAATTGGATTCAAACTAACCAGAAAACAGAATAGGAAAGAGCTTATAGGAAGCATTGGCAATAAAAACGATATATATAACGGCATCCCTTTTCAATCCGAAAGAATAAAAAGAATAAAGATTGGCTCTTGGTATAATAAAAAAGCTACTCCTGGTTTATACAACTTAGACAAGCAAAAGCTTGTCGGATACTCTAAGATGCGCGTGTTTTTGGACGCTAATCATAATAGCAAAGCTGTAGACGACATGCTTTATTTAGAGAATTTAATCGAAGAAAACTATTATTGGGATGCCATAAAAAGCATAGATTACGGGAAAGCAGAAACATTTGACTTTGTTATTCCTAAGACCCATGCCTTTGTTAGTAATGGTTTTATAAGTCACAATACACCAAAAGGCCGCACATACTTCTACCGTTTATGTCAAATGGGCAAAAAAGAATCAAGCCTTTATTCTCCTGAATATGAAACCTTCCATTTCAGCACATGGGACAATCCTCACATGGCTGTAAAGAGATACACGGTCATAGGACAGGACGCCATGGGTAATGACGTAACGTTTGAGGATTCAATTAGAAGAAGTATGACAAATGATAGATATAAACAAGACTATTTAGCTGAATTTATCATGGAAATCAATTCCGTATTCCCTAAATACGAGCAAGTTTTAGTTCGACCTCCACTCGATTGCCGAACTGATGAAAAGATAGCGGAGTTTTGGGAAGAGTGGGAAAAAGTTGAACCATTCGAAACATATACTATCGGCTATGACCCTGCTTCAAAGGGTGATGGAAAGCCGGCTGTTATAAGAAATTCAAAAGGAAAAGTTGTAAAGATTGATCTAATGACTAGGCTTGGTTGGGATGCTCAATGGGATAAACTTGCTGTTTATTCTAGGTTGTACAATGGCGCCACAGTTAACTTTGGTCAAACCGGTCTAGGTGAAACAATAAGCTCCCAACTTATTAAGCGTGGCGTTCCTAACGTACCTTTGAACGAGCAAGGTGGAAATAAACCGAAGCTAGTTGAGGACTTTGCGGTGGTAGTTGATCAACTATGGTGTCAAATACCTTGGAGCGCAGAAACCGAAAAGCAATTACAAGACTATGTATCAATAGATAGAGAGGGTCAATCTACTCAATATCGTAATGCTACAGATAGTGGCCATGATGATATTGTCAGTGGACTTTACTTCTGCTTCTCTAACTTCCAATCTCCCTCTATGATCATACCTTGGGTCGGTGCTTTTGGAGGAATATCAAAACATAATTAAGTTATCTTAAGCACTTTAACGAGTGCTTTTTATATACCATTGCGCGCCACAAACAATGAGGGCCACGGGATTCGCCTCCTACCTCCCCTCGTGTGGCGTGCCTATCTTTTTTTAAAGTTGGAGGCGAATATTAGTTGGAGGCGAACTGTAATGAGAATAGCTATATTGACGACACCTTTTTTCCATGACTGCGCAGAAGTTACTAAAGTAGTTAATGGCAAGAAAGTAAAAGGAAAGGACAAAATCATATTTGGAGGTAGCGAGCGTTATCTAATTGATTTATGCGAACTACTTCAATCAGAAGGTAACATCGTGACAGTCTATCAACCATTCAGTGGAATTAACTCGCCATTCAGCAAAATTTATAAAGGCATCACGTTTGTTATGATACCTAATCAAGGCGGATGGGAATATCATACTTGCACAGATCTTAACTGGCAATTCAATGAAATGTCGGCACTGGATGATATGCGAATATATTGGGCGACTTTCTTAACATGGCCTAACGCCGTATCGCCTTGCATAGCAATATCGCACGGCATATATTGGGATGCCGTCCAAGGAAATAACATAATCAACAACTACAACGATATACAACATAAAGAATTCTTCAAACGACAACTCTACGGCTTTACCGCCCCTGATGTTGTCGTTTCTGTTGATAGTAATGTTCGCAAGGTTCTTCAAGCTACCTTACCAGGAGCAGAAAAAAAGGTTGAGATTATTTACAACTACGTTGACACAAATAAGTTCACTCCTGCCCTTAAAACATGGGAAGGTATCAACGTATTGTTTCCTAGAAGGTTAACTGCACTACGAGGAAGCACAGAGGTCACAAGGGCATTTATGAATATGCCACAATATAATTTCACGCTTGTCGGTCAATCCCATAACGAGAAATCGCAACAAGCATTTGCAGACGGTCACAAGCAACGCAAAAACGTAACGATCATGTATAAGCCAATGGACGAAATGGTAGAAATTTACCAAAATGCGGATATTTCACTAGTGCCCACAATGAGCACAGAAGGTTTATCGCTTTCATTACTTGAATCTATGGCTTGCGGATTACCTGTCATCACGACTCCTGTAGGTGGTTTAGGTGATGCTGTGATACATGGATACAACGCAATGGTTTACGACCCTAATCATGAGGATTTAGGAAACTATATTGGATTACTGGCTGAAAATGAAGAAACACGCTTGAAGTTTGGAAAACGAAGTCGCGAAATCGCTGTTGAGTGTTTCGATATTGAAATATGGAAAGCTAAATGGCGAAATCTGATATCAAGATTCGGAGGTTGATTCTATGTTTAATGATAAGAGTTTCATCAAAGAGCACAAGGATATTATTAAGTCGCTCGTCGTGAAAAGTGTTATGGAAATAGGTTGTCAATCTGGCGAATTGTTATTTGATTTGCTCGATGGATTAGAAGTTCAAGGAGTTGACCTAGAACCAAAGCTGGAAAAAGTACTGCAGGGCGACATTAGAGATTTCAAATCAAAGAAGAAATACGATGTTGTTTTTTCGTCTGGAATGCTTGGGCACTTCCCTATTGAAGAAATACCTGAAATCGTAAAGAAAATGGCTAACCTTAGCAAAAATTACATTCTGAACTATGTTCCTAATGCAAATTGTGTAGCTTACATGAATTGCAAGTCAAGCACTACTGCAGAATGGAAAGACGAGTTAGCTTTTACGGTTGATGATTTTTTAGCTCTCCATGAAGTGCCGGGTATTGAAATTGTTCAAAGCGGTGTAATCGCTAATGAATGGGCGAAGCTATTCGGTCAAGAACCTTCCGAAGGTTACTTAGTTTATGTTCTGGCAAAGAAGGTGAAATAAATGAGTGTAAAGAATTCGCTAGAAAAACAAATTGAAATGCTTGAAATCGCCCAAGCGAAAGCATTAGAAGATGGAGACATGGAGAAAGTCGAACGGTTGTCAATCAGCATTATCAGTCTTGGCAATATGATCAATGGCATGAATTAAACTTAAACAGGAGGCGATTGAAATGGTACTAGTGCTAGACAAACCTTTATTAACCCTTAAAGGCGAACCGATAGCAGGAGAAAAATTAAGCGACATCTTAGCAAATATGCTGGCTACGTCAACTACCGGAAGTCCTGCAAAGGTTATCACATGGGCCGTAAATCTTACAAACGATGGTGAAATCGAAGTTGCTAAACAAGACATAGAATTTCTCAAGCAATTGGTCGAAAATAACCAAAATACAATCAATCTAGCCAAAGCTCAACTGCTTGACGAGCTTGAAAAATTTCTAACGTGAAGGTGATGCAATGGGATTCTGGAAAGAGTTATTCGCTAGAGCAAGGGCTGAACCCGAAGGAATAGCTACAGGCAGACATACTAAAGTGGGAAACGGATATTCTAAAACTTTATCGCCCTACAAGTCGAGGACAAATGATGTTCTCGAAACTTTAAGAGGTATTCGAGAAGAATCGCAAGCTATTGAATATTTGAAATCCGTTAATCCTGACGTATCGATGGCTGTATGGAACTTTGTGCGATTGTCTAACCAAGGGAATGAAATGCACTTTCTTGCTCCTGATGGAAAAACAAGGCGTAAGGACCTAGAGGACAAATGGCGCGACTTCGCTTCTCGCATAAATGAAATATCTAATAGTGGGCTTGATGGGTTGATTGACCAACTTCATTACAGCTCTTTTTTATTGGGTGCCATGGGCGTTGAAGTTGAAGTTACGCCTGACGTCAAAGATATATACGACGTTTACCCTGTTAAGCCACAGACTATCGAATGGGAATTAAAAACCATTGATGGTCGTGAAAAATGGGTTCCCTATCAATATAGCTTAAGCAAAAAAGTATACCTCGACTCTGCAAGTGCGAATTTCTTTTGGGTGCCTGCTGATCCAGAAATTGGCGATCCGCGTGGTACGCTCAATCTGTCACCTGTATTACAGGCGATTGATTTTCAAATGCAGATATTGCAGGATTTACAGGCTGTGCTTCATCATCAAGGGTATCCCAAAAATGATATAAGTATCGATGTTGAAAAACTTTTGGCTATGTGTCCACCTAACATTAGGAATGATGCTGTTAAGCTTTCTGAGTGGCTAAATAAACAAGTTGACGATGTTAGGAAAAGCCTTGAATCGATGGCTCCTGACAGTGACTACGTTCATACAAATGATACTACTATCAACATGAACCAAGGTGCTAATGCTGCTAGGAGTCTTGATATCAGAGCTGTAAGTGAATTAGTAGACACACAAACACTGTCTGGATTAAAACAGATGGCTATTTTTATGAATAGAAACCATGGGGTTACTGAATCATGGGGTACCGTTCAGTTCCGTATTTACTGCTCTGGTATTCAATCTTGTCAACGTGGTAGCAAGCGCATTATCGAAGAGATATCGAGACTGTGGCTTCGCGTTATTGGCGAGCAGGCATCCCCTCATTTTAAACATAATACTATTGATTGGAATTCCGAAGAACAACGAATGGCAGTAAAATTGATGGAGCAAGAATTCTATGCAGTTGCTCAATTGATGAATTGGATTGATGGAGATAAGGCTGCACAAGAGGTTATGGGTTCCGAAAAAGCTGTCGGAGAACCTAGCGAAAACATTCGAGCTACTTTTAGTACTGGGGGTGGCAAGGTTGCTAATGACAAACATTCGGGGCCAAACAAACCAACTAAAAATCCCGAAAAAACAATGCCTTAAATGTGGCAAGAGCAATTGCAAGCACTCCGCAGAGAAGATACAGGCATTAAAGAAAGAAGGTGAAAAATAAATGGGTGTATTTGGAGTACCTACTGATGATCAGTTATCGCAGATTAACAAATTGGCAAAACGCAAATTGGCAAAGGAAGAAGTATTTGTCTTTCCTAGCAAACTAGCTGGGGACATGATTATACCAGGTCGAAATGTTCAGTTAACAAAAAGTTTGCTAGATGTATTTGCTAGTGACGCAATCAAAGGCGTATCCCTTCTGCTCGACCACAGTTGGAGTGCTGACGGATTCTTTGGGTTGGGCGGCAGGCCGAAAGCAGCTATCCCTTATGGTAGAACTTTCTCTAGTAGATTCGAAGCAAGTTCCGAAGAAGGAGAAACAATCTCTCTGGTATCCGACACCTAC